GGTATATTTATCACCGAAACTAGCGACTACCGCTCCAGCAAGATCCCCGTCTACCGCAGCATCTACAAACTTGGCTGTTTTGACTACTTTATTGAAAGTGTCTGCGGTTTTTGCTGTTGCTTCTGCTGCCTTTGCTAGCTCGCTACCTGCTTCAGCGCCCTTTGCTGCAATACCCGCCGCCTCTGCGGCCTTGGCTAATTCTTGTCCGTAGGCTCCCACACCGCCTAGCAGTCCAGCTTTTAAGATGTCGCTCCCGTCACCACCTGTAATGGCAGTTATACCGGCAGATGTTAGCCCCTTTGCCGCTGCCGTACCCAATGCGGACGAGCCTCCACCAAATGCTGCCGTAGAGCCAAGAGCGCCACCTATGCCAGCGGTAAACGCTAGGCTTGCAGCCATTTTTATAGCGTTGCCAAGCGCAGGGCTTCTTTTGACTACCCTAGAGTCTCTGTAACCCAGTGGGTCATATATGTACTCAGACCCTCTTGCGCTTGTTCGTGTAGGTCTTACTCCGTACTTATCGTATACAGCACGAATAACGGGGTCGTTGTTATAGGCATCCATTAGGGTTTCGTGGTAATCCATCTTGCCCACGCTCATACCGTACGCGACTTTCTCTTCCATCAGCGGTCTAATCACCGATTGGAACTCCGCCATTAGTTCTGGAGAAGTGCTTGTGTAGCCTTCTATATCTCCCTTAAACGACCTAGTTTCTTCGGCGCGGTTTACATCCGAACCATAGTAGTTAGATACAGCGTTAAGCACTCCGTCTGTGCTAGTCGCATCTCCTATAGTTTCAGTTACCGCACCTACCTCGGCTTTACGCGCATCCGTATAGTATTTTTCTGGAGGGGGTTCGTAGAAACGAGTCCTCTCATACCCCGGCAGATCGCCTTGATTAAAATACGCCCTGCTTGAAATGTTGAGCATCCGCTCTTCTTTGGTTATCGGTGTCCCGTATGCTTCCTTCTCTGCAAAGTCCGCAGCATCTGGAAGATACATGTTGCCGCTTTCTGGGTCGTGCATTGTGTCTAGGAAAGTCGTGTTGTAGAAATCGTCTACACGGTCAACATTATCTCCTGTATAGCCTGTACGTAGTGCCTTTCTAAACTTAGACATGTTCGGTGTTGCATCTTCTAGGCGAGCGGAATACGTTGGCTTACTAGCTTCTAGTTGGCGCTTACGTTCTATTTCTGCCGCAATCTCATCTAAACGCGCCTGTAACGCTGGTGACCTTTTTGGCTGTGTTACGGGCGGAATCGTCGGTAGTTTAGAAAAGTCAAAAGCGGGTACGGTTATTTGTCCGGGTACTGCGGACATGACGTTACGAACAGGTGCAGGTGGGGGAGGTGTTGGTTTAGGGGCCACGGCTGTAGTCTCAGGTATAAACTCACCGACACTTACAGGCTGACCTACATATCTGCTTGGTGGTGCTACGGGCGCTACTTCAGGAGCAGGAACAGGAACAGGAACAGGAACAGGAGCGGGTCTAGGTGCTACGACAGGTGCAGGTGCAGGCGCGGGAGGGGTATATCCCGCTATGCCAGAGGCTTTTAGGCGTTCCTGTATTTGTTCTGGAGTAAACGCGAACCCACTAAGACCTCCAAGTGCCCCTAAACCCATACCGCCAAAACCGCCGAAACCTCCACCTATCATTACGTAACCTCCAGCAAGCTGGCTATAACGTGCAGTGTGTTACCTGCTGCGGCCTGAACCTTCAGTATTTCCGATTCTTCGATCACCAACGGTGCTGTAAGAAGTTCTAGGGTGCTGTTAGCTGTGACGGCTTTTGCGCTAAACAAACTAAACACATTGGAAGATGCGTCAGTAATCGTCACCGTTATTACGCCAGCAACTATGGTATCCGCAGATACTAGAATAGACTTGACTATAGCTGTCTTAGCCGTAGGGCAGGTATACAGCGTAGTGTCGCTAGTATCGGTCAGATCTACCTTTGCATTTTTATACTGATTAGCCAAGGAACCACACCTGCGCTTGGGATTCGGTAGACACGGCTGCTTCTCTTATGCCTTCGTCTAGCTGGTTAAAGTACAGCCGCAAAGCATTGTTGAACTGCTCAAAAGCGGTTTGTGTGTATTCTTTTGGTGGACTAGGTAGCCGAGGAGCTACAGCAACGTATGTGGGCATTATCGCCTCCCATCAGGACGTATATCAAGTCTAGGCGCACCGAGCTGCCAAGACACACCTATATCTGAAGACTGTACTTTTATAGACATCTGCCTGCCTCGCACACGAGTATCTACTTGAGTAGTGTAGGCTTCCACTGGCACCGTGGCTGAACGAACTACTGAACCACTGCTCTCGCCGCTTTCAGATCTAGGATTGTTGTACCCAGAGCCTGAAGACTGTAGTGGCAATAATTCTAGTGTCGCGCTTGGGCTGTCTGCCGTGGAGCCATCAAAAGTTAGGTCAGGCAAAATACGACTTACAAAAGCAAACCGGTCTCCGTCGTCTACATCGAACTCCCCAGAGGTTATAAACGCAGTGATGGCGCTTCTTTCGCCAATCTCATTGTCATCTATACCATCTTCGTGAGTGACCAAGTTTTTGCTATAAGTGGCTGCTACAGGGAACTGTCTAATGCCGGTGTCTAGCCATGCAGAGCGGGCCAGATTGCCGAAGTACCAAATGTTCTGTGCGTGATTGTAAACTACGTACTTGTCTACAGTAGACGAGCTAGCAGAACAGTAGAACCACCAGACTTCATCGAATCCTTCGTTGGTGCCCGCGAATACTTGTTTGATTTGTTGGTGGTTTATGTCGTTGAAGACGTGCCGTTTTAGGGAGCAGGGTAGCCCTTTTACTCTGCCATCGTACACATAGAAAGAATCTACGCCCATCCAGTACACTACATCGTCCGCAAAAGCCGCAGCGTTCTGGGAAGCTATAGAGATGTTATCTCCAAGTAGCTGAGATCCCCACACCGCAGTACCGCCTAGATACTGTAGCGAGTATAAAGCTGCGTCTGTCCACACTAAGATTTCTTGGCGAGACTGTAACGCAGTGATGATTTCTGACCCTTTAGAAAGCCGTAGGTCGCCCGCTTGATTAGTGGCTGCTGGCGTCCAGTTAGTAATGTCTTCTTGATCTGACCAACGAATAAGCATTGGGTCTTGTGTTGAGGTACCCAGCGTGTTCGCGCCAAAACAGAACACAAATCGGCTGACATCAGATACCAAGATAAAGTTTTGTATAGTGGGCACATCAGACGCCCCCGACAATGTATTGGCATTTACAGCGCGTGTGTCTAACCCTACAGAAGCGTCCCAATAATACAGTGCTCCAGTGCGGGGGCCGAACACAAGGTCTTCACCAAAGTTAGATTGGCTCCACAGTCTAAGAGAGTCTGAAGATTCGCCACCTTCGCCGTACGCACCTTCGTTCCAGCCCGCTGCACCCCAACCCACTACAGGCACTTCAGCTTCAGGCCCAACATTTATTTGGTATTTTGCTGTTACAGAGCCGCCACCAGTAGCAGATGATGTAGCTGCTTCCGACGCCTCAACGGTGTAGCTGCTACCAGTAGAATAAGTTATCTGAAAATCACCACTTAGCGTAAGTCCTCCCACAGCAGACGCGCCGCTGAACGTAACGAAGTCACCGTCTATATACCCACCAGCCGCGTCGGTTACAGTTACCGTGGTAGAGCCAAGAACGGTTGTAAAAGGATCAGTGAGAGACACGCCAGATGGCGTGCGTTCGGGCGTTATATCAAAATACACACCACCTTTTTCAATGTAAAACTTTAGGTTGGTGCCTACACCTAGCAGGTTCTGGTTACCCAAAGTAACCCAGTTAAACAGTGTTCGAGCTATACCTAAAAAGGTGTTATCAGATATACGTTCCCAGCCACCAATCTTTTCCGGTAGCCCACTCCTAAACCTGACCTTATCGCAGTCAAACCAGCCATCCTCGTTGGCGTAGCGCGTGCTTTCACGATTTACGCCGGGATTAAACACTAGCTTACGTAAAGCCATTACTTATACACACCCGTGCGGATCATCTCTGTCACCTCTTCGGCACGATAGCCGACCTGTGTAGCCCACTTACTATCCATGAACTCATCAGCGGCGATGTCAAATTGCTGTCGGGACATAGCTTCCAGAGCTTTGACAAACCCACGCAACCGCGTGATGCCCAGATTGAAACATATATCAACCATTGCGTCTCGTCTGGGTTTATCTAGTTCACTGTACCAGTCGTACGCTTTGGCTAGCTCTGCGTCACAACGCTCTAAGTCGTTATGTAGTAGATAATCTATCTCGTCATCAGACAGTCCAAGGCCAGACTCCGATATGTTTCGGCCTACGCCTATAGTTTCAAAACCCTGTGTACACTTGTAGACCTTAGATTTAACGCCTTCGTGACGCTTTATCATGTCAATCAACTGACCCATTACTTCTCCCGTGCGACGGAGTTAACCTTCTCGTAGGAGCGCATAGCGCCCAACCCAAGCATACCCATCATAACGGGCACAAGCAGCGTTGTATCTACTTCAGGCACCTCTACCCAGATGCTGATTATGTTGGCAATAATAGTGTTATACAGCAACCCCAGAGCACAGATCCAGCCGATAGCGGGTCGCCATCCAGCGACAAATAACGACTTATGTGCAGCTTCCATCTTGTTGATTTCAAGCTGTCCCTTGAGGGCTTCGTGAGCGTGGCGCTCCGACATCGTAGCAATCTCATGGGCCAAGGCATTCTTCTGATCCTTGTCCTCGATGAACTTATCAAGTAGCCCTGTAACCGGCCCTACTAATGATGCGACGATACTCATAAAGAATCACCGTTTCGTATGTATATGATGTCTAAACTTGCCGATATAGCTATGTCGGCACCAGAGGAATCGCCTATACAGCGAACTTCTAAGTCCGTCTTCTCTTCAAACTTGAGAGGGATGCTGTAAGTCTGATTCAGCGCACCGCTATGAATAACGCTCTTATCTTTGATTTGAAATACTCCGCCAAAAGGTCGCGAAACTAGGTTAATGGTTGCGTATTTATTGTTCTGCGTTGTAGCAACATCAACGTCTTTCTTTAGTAAGTAGGCTGTATGGTCTGCCGGAACTGTCCACAGCGCCATAAGCGTCTGATTATCACCTACAGCAATCGTTGCGTACTTATTAGCGGGGACGCCAGTTGTTACGGTGCCCGTACCTGCATAGATGACTCCCGCGTTTTGTCCACCAGATCCGGCAGTATTCACTACCATACGGTTGATGCGGAGGTACGTTTTTGTGCTGTTGACAGCGGTTTGCCCGTTCAGCGTTACCGTTTCGCCGATTTCTGCGTAGTTAGCGTCTAAACCGAATAAGGTGACGGTACGCGCACCTGTGCCTGCGGCGGTGTCATTCGTGGAAGAACTGGATACTTTCAGCACCGTAGCGGTTTCGATGTAGCTATACAGCCCGCCTTCGGCCCATACGGTTTCTAAGCTATCGTCCACATCTGGGTTAAAGCCGAACTTAAACTGCGCGTAATGCCAAGCTACTTGCCCTCTAGCAATCTGAAGCTCAAACGGTTCTGTAGTACCTACGCGGCTGATGGACGAAATTTCTGTACTCATTATGCAAACACCCTAATAACTAAATAGATAAGGCCCACAGAGATACCTCCGCCGACGATGAAGACACCCAACCCCACTGCGATCTGCTGCTTCAGCTCCTCTCG